GTTCTGTTCCACACACGGAGCCCGTCCCTCGGAGCGGAGGACAGGGGCCCCGCCGCGCCGTAGGCGCGGGGGGGAGGTCCGCCGCGGAGAGGGATCGGGCGGCACGGCTGACCTCGTACATGCCACGCACACAATGACGTTAGTTCTTTCCCCGAGCGGTAGCGAGGGAAGCCACTCCCGTGCGTGCCTAGCAACAGCGAAGTGACGGTATAGTATTACCCGTCACTTCGTAGCACACTTCGTAGCAGCCCCCACTCCGCCCGAACCTGTTATGACCGGTCTGACCGGCTGACGCAACCAGTTATGGTTGCGCGTCGTCGAAGGCCGGTCAGGCGACGGCGCCGCACGTACGGCTACGGGCGGCGTCGCCGCTTCCATAGGCGTAGGCGCATCAGAAGTAGGAATTTCACCGCGAAATTAACCGAAATATCTGTCCATCCCCACGATATTAGTAAGACTGAGTCCAAGGAGTTTCATATTGACTTGGTGAATTTCGATGAGTTTAACAAACTTATCGACAATTTTGAGTACGTGCGAGTCCGGAGAGTTGTCGTTACAGTGTTCCCCAACCAGAATGTATCAAATAATAGTACAAGCAGTATTGTTGGTTATGCTATGTTTCCTTATCATCAAGCTATACCCAGTGTTGGATTTTCGGATTACCTATCAATTGACAAAGCAAAATATTTCCGAGGCACGGCTATTGGTCGGCAATCGTACGTTCCTAGAATTGCTACGGCCACGAACGTAGTGTCTGTTGGCGGATCAGTATCGGCATTCTATAAAAATTACATTTGGAGACCGGTTTTACCTGCCCCCATTGCTGGAGAGTCTGAGAATACCCTACCTCGGTTGTACACTGGAGCTGCCGTGTTTGGAGGGAATGCGCAAACAACTGGAACCGCATATTATACCATTAAGACAGACGTTTATTTAACGTTTTACAATCAAAATTGTGTACAGAAATAGTTATCCTCCAATGTATTCGTGTATCTCTGCCCTGCGCTCGATAGCTGCTGTCTCGTAGCCAGGAAATTTGTACCAAGAGTATATATCTGTATTTGATGTAATAAAGATGTATTTTGACGTGAATTCTTGAAAACTTCCTTTCACTTGTACCTTGTAAGGATATCTGTCACAGATCTTCAATAGTTCGTCGTATTTTATCCATCCATAAAAGTCGTCTATGATAACGCTGTCCTGTTGTTCGTATCCATCCCACCAGAGCCCACGAGGTTTATAGTAGACGCTTGATCCGAGAGAATTAGCTTCCTCCAATGCTCTGCGCGATTTACCGGATCCAGGAGGTCCCCAATAGATTCGCAGCTCTGTTTTGAAGTTCCTTTCCGGGACGGGACGAAGAAGCGAGAGATATTTTTCGATTCCGCGATGGTATTTGATATACACGGAGCCATAAACGGCAGCGACCATCTTGGGTGTGGTGACTTCCCCGTTCTGTATGGCAGATATGACGGCTTGAATATCGTTTCTCGCTCCTTGTTTGTCTTTATCACCCGATACAAAAAAGTCGCCTGCCTTTGAACAGTATTTTTCGTTATCGTCGTCGGATCCATTTGCCTTCTCAATATGGATTCTGTTATCGAGACGCTTCTTGATGGTACTGAAGCGCATGGGTTTTTTGAGACTGCAAAAACCTTGCAAATGGTTCGTCCCGGTATTGGGAGCGACTTCTTTTCCAACGATGCCATATTTGCACAGCTCAACGATAAATGTTTTGCACTTTTCGTAGTCGGGCTCCGTGTAGTTGTTCCACGTGAAACAGAACCTCCTTACTGTACTGTTTGCCAT